GTGTTTTAACTGAATCTGTTCTTGGTGTGTCCCAAGTTAAAGCACCCCATGTCATAGCTGACCAACCATTACCAAATTGAGTCATTGCAACCCCTGCAGTTATTTGAAAAGCAGCTCCTGCTGCAGATCCTGAAGTTGTTACTGTTCCAGGGTTACCTAGTCCATCTAAATTAATTTGAAAATTATTAGCATTAACAGTTGCATAAACTTGAAATTGAGATGCCATTGAAGTGTTATTAATTGCAGTATTTGAAACACTTACTCCAGATACCGTTGAGAAAGTAACAAAGTCTCCAGCAGCACAACCATTAGAAGTTGCTAAAACATTTACAATTGTTGTTCCAGATGTCATTGTAAACACCGCTGGGATAGTTGTTGATAATGGAGTTACATCATAAAAATAGTTATTATAAAGAACATAAAGTTTATTATTAGTCCCTATTGCACATAATGAAGTACCATCATTAGCAGTATAGGTATGAATATCTGTTGAGTTACCAATAAGATTATAAGGAGATGCAGATTGCCAGCCACCTATTTTTTCAGGTACTCCATATCTAAAACGTACATTATCTGAGTCAATCCAACCTCCTTCAGCACCATAAGCTGTATCTTGCTTATTAATACCTGGACGTGGAAATTTTAATTTTGTTATTGGCATAAAATACCATTATACTTAAAAATAGTGTAAAGACTAGAGTAACTTAATGTTTTATATACTATATATAACTGTATTTTGCCTTAATTGCATTAACTTTGTCTAACCACTCCTGCATAGGTATTTCTTGTCTTTGTGCTTTAAAGAATAGTGGATCAGATTGATTTCTATATGCGTCTGCTCTTAATAATCTCTGATTTTGATTATAAGAACTAACATATCCATTATAATTTTCTTGATTAGCTATTTCAATTTTGCCAGAAACATAAGAATAAGTATTAGGAACATAATGTTCTATTGGCTCAATTCCTTCAATTAAAGTATGAGTATCAGTTGATAACCCTAAATAGACATCTCCATCTTTAAAAAGATTATTAGATTCTATTGGTAATGAACTACCATACCAAACTATTAAATTATTATTATCAATTATTATGTTCATGGCATTAATGTTCCTGTAACAAAATAGTTTGGTGATGAAGCATTATAAGGATTTGCTTGATTATAAGCAGTAAAAGAAGTAGAAGCACTTGTTGATCTAAGTGTGTAGTAAGATACATAACTACTATAAATTGAAGTAGCAGTATTTGTGGTACCTTGTGTTCTAAAACCAACACCACTATTTATGTAAAGATAAGTAGTACCAGCGATATAACAAGTTGTTGAATTTATAGGCAATATTACACTGTTTGCTATATTAACTTGGTTTTTTGCTGTTATTGAAGGAGTCGTTCCTGAAATACTAATAAGAAGAAGTCCCGTACCTCCTCCTCCAAATCCTATAACTGATGTGGTGCTTAATGCAACTCCAAATATATTATTTAAACCTGTTGATACAGGACTAGTAAGTACATTACTACCAACATCTGTTATATCTGCAGATTCAACATTTACTGAAGTTCCCCAAGTCGGTGTTCTTGTAGAAACAGAAATAATATTAACTTTATTTCTTCCAGTACCATTTGTAGCTGAAGTAGCTTGATAATAAACAACACAAAGTTTATCTGTATCATGGCAAACTAATGTAGCTGGATTTGTAAATGTAGAAGTTGCTAAATCTACCTTAGTTCCAACAGTTAACGTAGTTCCACTTGTTGTAATAATTTGAGCAGTTAAACTTCCACTAAATGATGTTTGTACAGAAGTTGCAGTATTTGTAGTTGCTGTATTATAAACAACAGCAAACTTATTATCATCCATTCTGCAACATAGACCATTATATTCGTTTGCAGTTTGATAGTAACCATCGCTAGCAGTTCCAGCACTTTCCGATGGAAAACTTAAAGAATTTTGTGTTCCAAAAGTTACTACTGTACCAGAAACTGTATTTACACAAAGTGATTTACTTGATCTATAAAATGGACTTGAATCAACTCCTTTTCTTCCAACCATAAGAATAAATGATGAGTCCGATAATCTAATTACATCTGCTCTGTAGTCATTAATGTTATATAATCCACTTCCACTAGAAAAATTTGTTGATTGTTCAGAACCAAATGTAATTGTACTACCTGATAAATCTCCAATTTTTGTGTAAACAGTTAAGTTTGAGCTATTCATATAAAAATTTGCAACTAATAATTTTGTAGCAGTTAAATGAATAACTTTCATAGAAGTATTACCAGTTGCAGTATTTGTATTAAGCGTTTGGTTAAAATCTATTGCATTTGTATATGCACCCCCAGGATAATAAGCCCAAGTTCCATTTGTTGTTGTATTATCTACTAAAGCAAATTGACCTATAGCATTAACTGCAAGTGTAGCCAGTATAGTTCCACCATTATTTTTAATATCTAAAGAATTATTTATTGGTGATGCATTTTCAATTACAAATACTGGATATCCTTTTGTAGCTAATGTAGTTGCATTAGGTAGTGTTACATAACTATTTGTTGTTGAATTAATTTGAACTTTTTGATATTGAGAAGATGAACTTGTTAGTGTTACGGAAGTAGTTCCAATTGCATATGTTGTAGCACCAGAAAATCCACCAGATATTGAAGAAAAAGATAATGTTCCAGAACCATTTGTAACTAGTGCCTGATTAGATGTTCCATCAGAGGATGGTAATGTAAATGTTACTGTAGTTGCTGCTGCAGCTAATACTTGTAATCCTGTATATTGAGTATTTGCAGTATTATAAATTTTTAATGTACCATTACCTGTTATGTTAACAGTTGTAGAATTAAGAGTTGTAGCTGTTGCAGTTACAGCAGTTAAAGAAGTTATATTTGCAGTAGTTACGTTTGCAGTTGTAATAGCTGCAGTAGTTAAAGTTGCAGTTCCACCTGTTGCAGTTGTAAAAGCTAATCCAGTAGTAGTAGCATTAGTTGCTGTGAAATTAGTTATTGTTAAATTTACTCCCGTTGCAGTTGTGTAAGATAAAGTTGTAGCTGTTAAATTTAATGCAGTTGCAGTTTGCATTGCAAGAGTTGTTCCATTAAATGTTAAATTAGTTGAACCAGCTAAGGCACCAGCATTATTATATTGTATAGCATTAGTTGTTCCACCAATAGATAAACCTGATACAGCTTGTGGTAGAGCAAAGTTTACAGCGCTTGCTCCATCTACATAAATATAAGCTTTAGTTGCAGTTGCAATAGAAACAGTTGTAGATCCACCTGCTGAAATAGTAGCAGTTGCACCTGAGTTGTTTATAATAATATAATCTTTTTCAATATTTGGAGTTGTAATTGTAATTGTTGTTGCAGATAAAGAACCGTTAAGGATGATAATTTTATTTCTTCCAACTTCATCTGTGTAAGTTGTAGCAGATGAATTTGTTGTAAAAGCTAAAGTTGTAGAACCTGTTACAGTTAAAGTATAAACACCTGAAATAGCGTTATCAATATCTTGAAGGTTGACATTCGTCAGCTGTCCCCATGTTCCAGAGTTATCGCCAGTTCCTTGTAAGTTTAATCCTAAATTACTCCACGTGCTTGCCATATTAAATTCCTTTTATCACTATTTAATAAGTTTGTCCATTATATACCATTAATAGTAGTCCAAACAGTATTATTTGTACCATATATTGTATTCCAAATTGTTGAAACATTTGGATCAATAGTATTCCAAGTTTGTCCTGTTGTTGGATCTATTGTATTCCAAGATTGTCCTGTTGTTGGATCAATTGCAGACCAATTTTGACCTGTTGTAGGGTTTATAGGCACCCAATTATAAGCAATAACAGTAGGACTTCCTGTAGCTAAAGTCAATTGATTTCCTGTGATAGGAACACCAATTTCAATACCTATGTTACCAATACCTAAATTAACACCATTTCCATTAACAAAAGCAATAGTATCAATTCCAGTAGTTGCAGTTCCAGTTTGAAGATTTAATAAATTACTTGTTACTAAAGCATTGACATCTAGTCCAACTGTTACTGTGCCTGTACCAATTTGAACAGATGAACCTACAACATTAACATATTGATCTATTATAACTTTAGCAGTTCCTATTTGTGTAGATAACTGACTTCCAATAGGTAATTCATTATCATCATCTGATGTTGTTGCAGTTCCTGTAAAGAAATTTAATAATTTACCTGTAACATTAACATTAGCTGATGCCGCAATAGTTGCATTACCAATACTGATTGTTAATAATTCACCAGTTAAACTAATATTGGCTTGTCCTGATATAGAAAGTGTTCCAGTTACAATTCCTAATTGCGCAGAAGATAATACAACATTAGCATTAATAGTAATTGTTGGATTTCCAGTTTGAGTTGATAATCCTGATCCTGTAATATTAACATTAGCAGCTGCATTAACTGTTGCAGTTCCAGTTTGAGTGTTTAATTGATTACTTGTAGCATTAACATTTGCAGAAGCATTAACTGTAGCAGTTCCAGTTTGATTAGATAACTGATTACCCGTAGCATTAATATTAGTAGAAGCTACTATTGAAACAGAACCAGTATTTAAAGATAATTCACTTGCAGTTGCAGTAACATTAACTGTAATTCCTATTGTTGCAGTTCCAGTTTGAGTAGATAATTGATTTCCTGTAACACTAACATATTTATCTATTGCAACTGTTGCAATTCCAGTTTGAGTAGATAACTGATTTCCTGTAACATTAACATTAGCAGAAGCTGCTACTGAAACAGAACCTGTATTTAAAGATAATTGACTTGCAGTTGCAGTAACATTAACAGGAATACTAACTGTAGCAGTTCCAGTTTGAGTTAATAATTGATTACCATTTATATTGACATTTGCTTGGTCACTTCTTGTAGCTGTACCAGTTTGAGTTAATAATTGATTACCATTTATATTGACATTTGCTTGGTCACTTGTTGTAGCTGTACCAGTTTGAGTTAATAATTGATTACCATTTACACTAACATTTATGTTATTTTGAATATAAATGGTAACACCAGAATAAACTCCTCCCCATCCATTTGCACCATAAGTATTTACATTCCAACCTTGATATCCTGGAATAATAGATATATTATTTCCTTGAACAATACCTAAACCATTAAGTTGAGTTGCAACTGTTACTGAATTTATTTGAGTTGATAATTGATTCCCTGTTACAATTACCGTAGAATTAACGTCAGTATTAGCTAATGCTGCAAACGGGGTTTGGGAAAATGTATCAAATCCAAAACTCATAATTAGTCTCCTTTGGTTTTAATTTAAGTACTAATTAAAACCCAATTTTTTGTTGGTTCATCCCAAGAATAAAATTTTCCATCTGTAGGATATGGAATTGGGGCTTCCCATCTACAAGTATCTGTATTAAGTATCCAAGAATTATAAGGTTTAGGTGCTATGAAAGCATCTCTAGTTTGATCGTATTGATAACCTATTCCTGCGTAATTTTTTCTAAAATTACCATTGTATGATGTTTGAATCCAATTTGTATCTTGACCCAATAATGATTTACAAAAATTAATACCTTTTTGTTCTACTTCATTACCATCTTGATTTAGTAATTCATTGTTATGAACTACAATAATATTAATTACTATATTGTTATTATCTATTTGTGCAAAATGTGCCATAATTAAAAAGTAATACTCCCTAAACCTGTAAATTTATAATACTTATAACCACCTGTATTGCTAAAAGTAGGTGATCCAGTTGTAGATGCAGCATCTGTATAAATGCTTGGATATCTTATTATAACCACACCATATCCACCTGCGGTAGCAGTACCTGTATTATTATAAATAGCTCCACCACCTCCTCCACCAGTATTTACAAGTCCCGCAGTTGCGGCTGTTGTAGTTGATTGCCCATTTCCACCTCCACCACTTCCTCCTGTAGCTACTGTTGCAGAATTACCAGAGCCGCCACCTCCACCACCTGCATAAAATGTTCCTGAACCTGTTGGCCATTCTGCGCCATCTCCGCCATTACCGCCACGATTAGTTCCTTCAGTACCATTTGCACCAACTGCACTTTTACCTCCACCACCTCCACCGCCAACACTACCTAAACTCTTACCATTCTCACCAGTTCCGCCTTGATTACCTTGACCAGAAGTTCCTGCTCCTCCACTAGAAGTTCCATAATATCCTGTGCCACCACCTCCAGAACCACCGGCAACACCCGGGGATGTAGTTGCACCACCAGATGTATGAAAACCTCCTCTACCACCTGCAATACTTGTAAGTGAAAATGCAGATGAATTATTTCCATTACTATTTACTGGTCCGCCAGATCCAACAACTATAGTATAACTTGTTGCTGCTGTAATACTTGCAGTTCCAGTTAACATACCGCCAGCCCCTCCACCGCCGCCGCCTTCATTACTTCCATTTGCTGTAGATCCGCCACCACCACCACCAGCTACAATTAAATATTCAACAGAATTTGTTTTAATTTGCGATGTATAAAATGAATTTTTTGACGCAAACATTATGGAGTATAACCTTGTGTATACGATCCGTACCAATTAGTACCATCTGCTACAAAAGTTAGAATATCCATTTTACCAGCAGTTGCTGTAATTGTTGGTGCACCTGATGCTGGAAATTTAACTCCTGTAAATGTTGCTGTACCGTTACCTGTTGCTGCAGCTTGTTTTAATAAAAGTACAAATGATTTACCTGCAGTTGCAGTTGGCATAGTAAAGGTACAAGCTGTTGAAGCAGTTAGTGTTGCAGTTTGAACTGTGCCATTTGTTAATGAAATCGTATTAGTTGTAGTAACTGTTCCTATTGCAACTACAGTTTCAACATAGTTTGTAACCGTTGGATTATTTACTGTAGGAGATGTTCCAAATACAAGTGATCCTGATCCAGTTTCATCTGTAACAGCTGAAGCTAAATTTGCTGACGAAGGAGTTCCTAAAAATGTTGTAACGCCTGTGCCTAAACTTGTAATACCTGTACCACCATTAGCTACTGGTAAAGTTCCTGTAACGTTAGTCGTTAAATTAGTAAATGTTGTTGATGTTGTGCCAGTTCCTCCATTAGCAATTGGAAGTGTACCCGTTACACCTGTAGTTAAAGGCAATCCAGTTGCGTTAGTAAGAGTTGCTGATACTACAGTTCCAAGTGCAATGGCATTTCCACTTGCATCTAAATATAATGATTTTCCTGCTGGTTGTGTACAAAATACGTTTTTAGTACCTGCTCCAAATGAAACAGCTGAATTACTATTAGATGAAGTTAAAACTGTTGTTCTAGTTAATGTATTGGTAGTATAAGTTCCAAGACCAACTTCCCAGTTAGAAGCATTATCTGTTATACAATAATAAGTAGTATTGCCGCTTCCTATTCCAGATAAAAAAGATTGAAAACCAGTTACAGCTCCTATTAAAGTAAACGCACCTGTTCCTGTAGTAGTTGAAGTTTCTTGAACCCTATCATTTACAATTAATGCCATAATTTTTACATGGCAAAATTACTAAGAAATTCTTAGAACTGCGCTTGTTGAGTTAGCTGTTGGGAACTGAATAGTAAAGTTGCCGTTCGTTGCTGTTTGCGTTGTAGTAAAATCTAAAATTACAACTGCTTTTTTTGATTGCGTTGTATTATAAATTAAACAACATGATGCAGATAAAGTAGCAGTTGAAAATGTTGCGTTACTAAAACTAATAAAAGAAATATTTTGTGCAACAGTTACAGTTGAGTTAACTAATGCAGTACCACCTGCAGTATAACCTGTTCCAGAGGCTTCGTTAGTTGTAATGTAATTTGTTGTACTAGCAGAAAAACCAGTTACAGTTGTGTAAAGAGATAAATAAAAAGTATTACCCGATACTGTAGAAAAATTGTGTGTTGCTGTAAAAAGCTCTTGTTTAAAACTATCTGGTACTATATTTGCCATTTTTTATCTCCTTAAATTTATTTACCGCCAGGTGTTTCAGCTGATGGAGCATTTACCACAACTCTTGGCTCTCCGTCAAGATATTCGTCTCTTCGACGTCTACCTGTTTGTTCAACACCAAACGAATCTCTCGCTTGTTGATACGATTGTTCATATACTTGTATCATATCTGCTGGGCCTTTCAAGTACTTATATGTTTCTACTAAGCTAGCGTATAATAATAAGTCTTGGGCATATACAGAAACATAGCTCGTACTTGTTGTGCTTGATGTAATACTAGCAGGTTGCTGTAAATAAGCAATATTAATTGTGTAATTAGAATTAGGCGTTGGAGCTACAAACCAGTTAACAGCGTTCCAATTAGCCCAATATTTAGGTTCTGAATAAGAACTAGTAGAACTAGGGTTAGAATTATATTCTGCCATCCAAGAACTATCTTTTTGGATTAAATTACTAATATTCCCACTTGAATCTATTAATTCTACATATCTAATATTTCTAAGACCTGTTGGAACAGATATTACAGTATTGCCTACAACAGTAACTGCTGATGCGTATAATTTATAAGCATCAATATTTACTTCTCTATAAATTCTATTTTCAGCGTTTTGTACAATTGTTGCAAGTGTAGTGCTAGTAAGTCCATTACTATCTACTTCTGTATAACTTTGTATTGCTGTTGTTAATTCTCCGTAATTCATAATTATATTGTTTGCGCTGTTACTTTTCCGCCACCAATTACTGTATCATAAGTTGCAGTTCCTGAATAGGCATTAAAGGTATAATTATTTGCATTAACAACTGTAATAACATAACCAGTACTCGTTGCTAGTACATCCACACTAAATCCAACTGAACTATTAAAATTATTTAAAGCATTAACATTTGCAAATACAACTCTATCTCCAGTTACTCTAGTATGATTAATTTGACTTACATTAATTGTTGAACTTCCTGTAGTTATTCTAAAAGGATTTTCTGCAAGTTCTACAGCTGATGGACCAATACTAACATCTGTTCCACCAAAAAATCCAGTATCAGATGCTGTGTTAGGTAAATTAATACTATAAGTATCTGAACTAACAGAAGTTAAAGTATATCCAAGTGTAGTTGTTAAAACTGGAATTGAAAAACCATTTCCTGATAATGCTCCTGTTATAACAATAGATGTTCCAAGTTTATTACCATGACCTGGATCATTGATTAAAATAGTCGAGCTTCCAGCTACTGAATAAAAAGGATTATTAGCTAATTGAACTAATACTGCTGGTTCAACTCTATCTGGTCTTGCATTTAATAAACCTTGTGGATCATTTCCAGGAATTTTTGGTTCTAATTGAGGTTGTTTAGGTTCATATTCTGAAATATGTACAAATGATCCATTCCATTCTGTTACCATCTCAACATAAGGAAATCTTTGTCCTGAACGATCAGATATTGCCCATGCTTTCTTACCTGTGGCAAACGTAGTCATTATAATCCATCTCCAAAATAAGATTTTGGTGAAACAAATAAAGATGTTCTTTGACCATCTTCTAATAAAGCTCTCTGTAAATCATCTTCATATAATATTCTTAAAGCTTCAATTCTTTCAGGTGCATGTTTAACAGATAAATAATAAGCAAGACCAGAATTTAATGCTGGTAAAAATCTAAATACAACATCAGGTGTATTTGTATAAGTTCCTGCATCTTCAATTCTAGCTAAATAATAAAATATAAATTGAAAATTGCTTGGATTAGAAGCATTAGAATAATTTGATCCTGCAGTTTGATATAAAAAAATACTAGGGTTTACAGTTCTTTGAACGTAGTATTGAGAAGGTGTTCCTTGTGATAATTTATTAGGCAAAGCTGCATAAGCAGATCTATCTATTTTAGATAATGAAATATCTACAGGATTTGTAGTAACTGTATTATTTCTAACATAAGCTTCTAATACATCATTAATATTATTTGGAAAATTAGTAGGATCTGCAGCGTAATTATATTCAGCTTGTCCTAATACTAATGGAACAGTTGCTTTTTGAACTTTCCATAAATGAACACCTCTGTTATCCCACTCAGATAATAAAAGATTTAATGATCTTCTTGCTGATTTTAAATGATAACCACTTCTGCTTCCATCAATACCTAATCTTTCATAGGCTTCTTGAATAAGTTCATCAACATCTAAGTTGAAGGAAGTAGTTCCTGATGTAGTCATTGTAGACCTACTTATCTATAAATAACGTAATCGTCATGTTAGAAACTGATGTACAACCTACACCGTTATCATATAACACGCCATCTTCTGGTAAATAAATAGTTTCAATTGCGTTAGTACCAACAATAATTGGAATATAATAATTATTAGTTGTTGTAGTAGATGCAGTTGTTGCATTTACTAATGTATTAATAACTCCACTTCCAGTTGACCCTGGAGATGTTGGCTGCGCCATAATCCCTCTTACACGAGTTCTACCTGTAAAAAAAACACCGTTTGAAGTTAATGTGACCGGTTTGACATCACCTTTATATGACATAATAAGTCTCCTTGTATTTTTTAGGAGCCCCTGAGAGCTCCTAAAAAAGAATTAGTTAGTAACTAGAACCTGACTGTTCGCCTTTTCCACCATTATCAATTACTGTGTAAGTAATTACACCTGTAACGTTTCCTGTACCTGCTGTAGATCCAACAGAAGCTACTACTGTAGTATTAGCTGTAAGTCCTACACCTGTTACTAAAGATCCTGTAAGTGTAGTAAGACCTTTAACTCCAACTACTGCATTTGATGCAAATCCAGTTGAGTTAGTTGCAGATCCAATATTTACAGTTGCTGTATTTGTTGTACCTGCTGCTACTACTGCTGCGAAAGCAAGAGGTATAGCACCTTGTGGTAATATAAATGGATTGTTTGCATTAACAGTTGATCCAATAGAAACTGCAGTTGCTGTTGCAGTTGATGATAAGAAAGTAATT